AATGTTGGCAGCACCTTCAGAAGCAGCCAACTGGAATGTTGTTGTTCCGTTAGTAGCAACTACATAATAAACGGTTGGATCAACATAGCCAGTGATTGTGGCATTGCCTGTTAATGTTCCGCTGACATTGATAATTTGACCTGTTGTAAAGGTACTGGCATTGGCAGTAAACCAACCTGCAGTATTAGCAACAGCAACACTACCCAACGTAACAGCAGTTGTTTCGCCGGCTACAAAGAAGTTAACTGCATAACGAACAGGTCCTGTAGGTGCAGCGGTGTTGTCCCAAATATACTTGTTGGTTAAGCGACTGGCATAGATTGAACTACCATCAGCATTGAATACCATGTTCATTTCACCTGAGTTGATAGTACCACCTGCAACTAAATTGCATTGAGCAACCGCAGTAGCAGTACCAGTACCAGAACCCACGTCTGTGGCTGTGAACACCGTGCCAACTACTGGCACAGCAGGTCCGCCGATTGCTGTCCAATCGGTATCACCTACGCTAAGAATTCGATAGCTGTAACCGACTGTAAAACTTCCTGCACTGACCGAACTTGCATCTGTTACCAGATACTTGGTAGTGCCTTTTTGTGTAATAATGTAAGCGGCACCTTCTACACCATTGATGTTGGCTGTAATTTTAACTACTGGATAATCAGCAGTAGCAATACCAACATTGGCACCACCAACTACACCTAGGAATTCTGTAGAAGTTAATCCAGTTGGAGTAACTGCTGCTGTTAAGCTACCAAAGTTATTGAAACCAATGTCTACACCCGGGTTTGCACCAGTGGTAGAGTTATAATTAGCTTCGGTTATTTGTTTTATTTTAAGTGGACGACCCATTTTGTTTTCTCCTTAAAGAAGTCCTATGTGGGTTCTAGCCCACTACGCAGGGGGTAAAGCCTGCATAAAACGCATGATTGCGTTGACAAGTATTTATGGTTAATATATATTTTACAGGTGTTGCTTTATATCATTAAATATGATCATGGATACAGAACTTTTAATAGCACACGGCAACACTGCCAGAGAAGAAAACAACCCAGAACTGGCGTTAAAATATTATGCTCAGGCCCTGACTGAAGATCGTAATTCAGCATCAGCATTCAACAACTACGGAAACGTATTACGCGAATTGGGTGACCCGTTAGGTGCTATACCATTCTTACAACGAAGTATACAGTTGGCGCCCACTCATCCAACTTCACAGTTTAATTTGGCCGTGGCTTATTTGCTAGCAGGCGACTATGCTCGTGGTTGGCCACAGTACGAAACTCGTTGGAACTACGAACATCTTGCTGGCGAATTGCCAACGTTTCCACAACCCAGATGGACTGGTCAAGATGTCAAGGGCAAAACAGTCTTGGTCACCGGTGAACAAGGGCACGGTGACAATATACAATTTGTACGATTTATAGGCGATATCATCGAACGCGGCGCACGAGTAATTTTAACGTTGAATCCAAATCTTCGCCCATTGTTACTTGGTCCTAGTATTCCGACAATTTTAGTCGAAGGTGACCCATTGCCTGAGTTTGACTACTGGACACCGATTATGAGTATTCCTGGAGTAATTGGAACAACAGTTGAGAATTTGGCCAATGTGCAATTCTATTTGACTGCCGATGCCAAATTGCAACAAGAGTGGCAAACACGATTGGGACATAAAACCCGACTGCGTGTAGGGTTTTGTTGGAGTGGTCGCAGAGACACCTGGATCAATCGTCACAAAGCCATGCCGTTTGAAACCATGTTAGAGTTGATCAAACGCAATCCTGGTTATGAGTGGGTCAATTTACAATGTGACTGCACAGCAGAAGAAGAAGCTGAACTAGTAGCCGCAGGTGTTCGAGCATACCCCGGTGCTATACGAAGTTTTGCTGACTCGGCTGCATTGATCATGCACATGGATGTGGTGTTAAGTGTTGACACTGCTGTGGCTCACTTGGCCGGGGCACTAGGTCGACCAGTCTGGGTTATGCTGAGTCAATATGCGCTCGATTGGCGCTGGTTACTTGACCGTGATTCAAGTCCATGGTATTCAACTGCTAGATTGTTTCGTCAACCTACAATAGGTGACTGGTCTAGTGTCACAGATAAAATACACAAATTCCTAAGCTGGTATAAAATTTAAAATCAACAACCAACAAAAAAGGGCCTTTCGGCCCTTTTTTGCGTTTCCTTCCCATCCCTGAGAAAGTTGTAGTCTCTGATTAGGAGAATGACAAGTTTTGAACTGCGATCTCGCCAACATAGTCAGCTGCGTTACCGAAGCTGGATGCTGTGTTGGTCAACTCGACGAATCCATAACGTGTCATGAATGACACGACTGGTTCGAAGGTTGATGGATCAAGAACAACGCCACTGCTCATCAACGGAATGTATGGGCAATAGAACGCTGCGGCATCAGCTTCGCTTGTGCCCTTATAGCCAACCAATACAGAAGCTGTATCAGAAGCATAAGAGTTAACAAACACACGCATTGCACCGTTCAATGTACCAACAAACTTAGTGTTTGTAGGTGCTTCGAATGTGCCTTCTGTTGTGCGAGCAAAAGCAGAAGTTGTTGCAGATTGCAACACTGTCAAAGAGGCTGGAGAAACAACAGCCCAATTACCTGCGCCACGACGTGTACGTTGGGCGATCAAGTTAGCAACACGGTTGATCAGAACTGCCAATGCGGCATGCTCATCACCAACGAATGTAGCTGTACCAGAAACGGTAGCTTGGTTGTATGTATACTCTGTTGCGGCCAATGTGCTGAGTGACAAGAGAATCTCTTGGTCGATCTCAGCGGTAATTTCTTGAGCCAAAGCAGCCATAATTTCTGCTTCAACGTCAATACCGTGCATGGCTTGTGCATCTTGTGCAGATTCAAAAGTCCAACGAGCTTGCAACTTGCGTGTCTTAGCTTCAACAGCTTGTTTCAAGATCTGAACGGAAATTTGCTTACCGCCTGTACCTTCCATTGTTGCTGTGTTGTTACCTGTGTATCCAGTAGCTGTTGTAGTAGTTTGTGGAACAGTAGAGTAAGCAGTAGCAATTGTGAAAGGACTCAAAGCTTCAGAACCAGCTTGGACGCTAGTAGCGGCTGCTGAGTTGTCTGTTAAACTTTGTGCATAGCGAACACGTAATGTGTGGATTTGACCTACAGGTCCTGTCATTGGCTGAACGCCAACCAACTCGTTAGCAATAACAGTTGGCATAACACGACGAATAACTGGCAGAATCACACGGTTTAGTGTAGCGATGTTACCACTTACTGTAGAACCAGAAGAAGCGTTTTCACGCAAATACTTCTTGGTATTTTCAAGGATTACACTCATAGACGTGCGCTTGGAACCAGAAAGGCCTTCCAAGAGTGCGTCTTTAGTTTCGTCCCAACGACCTTCTAATAATTCTTGTGACATTTAAGTCTCCTTTTATTATATCTTAAATTACAGCCCTGCCAAACGCTTTAGATCGATCACATTGCTGGTATTATCAGCTTGTTGATCTGCATCTGGACTGCGGGCAGATTTATCGCCAGTGGCTTCGTTGAACGTTTCAGTAATTACTTTTTTGGCTTTTACTGAGCGGTCTTCTAAAACTGCTGGTAGATACTTTTCAAAAGCATTCGACAAGCGACTTGTCTGGACACTTTCAAGCAAATTACGCATTACTTCTGCTTTTTCCTTGTTTAAAGGAGCTAACAGTTCCTCTAAAGCAGCTTCACGCTGATTAGATTCTTTAAGTATACGCATTTCACGTTCTTTGGATTCGACTAGAGTTTTTGCTCTCTGGGCGAATTTGATGGCTTCAGCTAGTTTATTATCTTTGGCAGCGATTGTGTCATGCAACTTGCGAACTTCTTGCTTCTCATTTAGGTGAGTTGCACCAAATTCACTTGCATACGCTTCAAAAATACGACGGCCAAAATTGTTCTCGCGAGCAACTTTGATGTCTTCATGTAACTGACTGAGTTCAGCCTTGAGGTGTGTGCTAACAGCACTGGACATCTTCCGGGCACTTTCTGTAACGAAACGTGCTTTGAGTGTTTCCAATTGTTTGCGAGCTTCGCGCACCAAACGAACCTTAGTGTTGACCACATCTTGTTTGTCTGTTGCAAATTCTTGAATCTCACGTGCAAGAGCATGAACCACAAAGTTTTCCAATTTCTGGACACCTTCTGTGTGCATCTTGCGGTCTTTACGCAGTTCGCCAATTTCTTCAGCAAGTTTTGTCACCATAAAGTTGTTGAACTTTGTAGCTGACTCTTTCATTTTGCCTTGAAATTTAACGCGATCTTCAGCAAGTGCTTGCTTTTCAGCTTTCACTTGATCAAGTTCTGCAGTCAAACCATCTGTTATCATACGATCCAGGGCTTCCACCATCACTTGTTTGTCATGCTCATAGCGTTGTGCAAACTCTTCTCGGAGTTCTGCACGTACCTGTTCACGAGCTTCGTTCAACTTTGCTTCCCAAGCTTCTGAGATCTGTTGTTGAGCTTCTTCGTTGATAAGGTCGCTATCTAGTAACGGTTTAATAGCATCTAGCATATTATTTCCCTTCAATCTTGAGATCACGTATCAGACGCATTACTTCGTCTTTGACGTATCTCTGTGCTTTGCCACTCTTAGCTGGGTCTTTGAACATATCTAACAATCTTTGACCGCCTTTGTGATTCAAAAGGCCTTCATAAATTGCTGTAGGATATGCATTTGGAGCACTCGGCTGAGCAACCACATCTACAGTGACAATTTCAAAGTCACTGACATGTCCGGTTCTGTCGTCGACATTTCCTGATCCACGACTACTAACCCCTAATTTTACACCGTTAGTCAACATGGTTTCAACCAGTTTGCCCATCGGTGTAGGTAATATCTTTAACGTGCCCATACCAGCTGGGCCATCCATCCACATTTTTTCAATCATGTGGCTCACACGATCCAAATTGATTTTTAAATCATCTGGGTGATCAACTTCACCCAATACTGAATGCCCTGTTTTGAGTTGTTCGTTAATGGTATCAACTGCCTTGGCGATTTCATTTACAGGATATACTCGTTCGTTGGCATTTCTAACGCCGCCTTCTATGCAAACACCTTTTAGCTTTAAGGTTTTGCTGCCATCGTGGGCTTCC